CCGAGGTATCCACGTCGTCCAAGCGCCCAAAGCGGTGCGTGTGGTAATGACCGGTGATGGCCGGGAAGCCCATGCGCGAGTACTTCATGGTACCCACGCCAATCCACACGAAAGTTTTGGCGCCGGGGCGCATCGCTTCCATCATCTCACGCAGTACGGACTCAGGGCGACCGTAGTCGGCGGCGGCTTGCACGGTGTCAAACACCGGCATTACAAATTGTTCACTCATTGCTTTTTCTCCTTTGGCATAATTGCGCTTGCCCAGCTGGCGACGATGTGTGACACGGCAGTGCGGTGGGTGGCAATGAGTTCCTCGAGCGACTCGGGGTTCTCATCGGTGGCTGCGTAGAACTCGGCGTTGGTCATGCCGGCGATGAGGCTGGCGCGGACTGCCCAGCGGTTCCCGCTGAGCTTGGTGTAGATGAACTCGACGGTCACTCCGTCGCCAAGGATAAAGACGTCGGTGAAGTAGGCGTGGTGGCTTGGCATTACTTTGTCCCTTCGCGGTGACTGTCGAGGTACTTGGCGACGGCCAATTCCAAGCGGTCAATCTGTGCCATCAGGCGCTTGACCTCGGTGTCCTTGCCTTTGGCTTTTGCTTGCTCCATCATGTACGCCGCCATTGCGATGGATTTGGCTGCGGTCTCGAGCGGGGTTTCGAACTGAGTGATGTCGGGGTGATCGGTGTGCATGGTTCTTCGCTTTCTCTGTATGTCATCGGCGCCTCACAGCGAGGCGCCGTTCTGACCGTGGTGAGGCTTACCAGCCGATGGGCATCATGATGACTGGGGCGGTGTCTTCGACGATTTGGGTGACGGTGTAGCGAGTGCGTTCGAACTCGTAACAGCCGACCCGACCGATGCTGTAGACGTTGGCGCCGAACTTGCGAAGCTTTGAGATGTTCTCGTTGCCCTTGGCGATTTGCTTGACGGCGGCGGCGGCGCTCTTGGCTTCGACGGTCGCTACGGTGACGATTTGACCGTAGATGTTTTGAGTGATTTGGAACTTCATTGCTGTGTCGCTTTCTGTGCTACTGCTTCCTAACTGATAACAGTATACCACGGTACTATTTTACTTGTCAAGTAGTTTTTTGACCAATTTGATACCAATTTGCCACGAGTTTTTTGTGCTATAATGAAGTCAAGCCAACGCTCGGTTCTTGCTTATCGCTTTGTCAAGAAACTGGGTTCACGCTAAATAACTGCACCAAGCCCCGCTACGTTTTTTACGTCGTAGCGGGGCTTGGTGCGTTGGTGTGAAGGAGAGTAACGTAGATGAGCGCGACACCCAAAACGTCTTACTCAGTATATCACGAAGCGGGCGGTGTGGGCCAATTCACCGCACCGTCCCAGCCTTGTGCTTGCACCGCTTCCGGTGTGTCTCGCAAGGCTTTGCGGTATGTGCGCCATTGCAGGACTTGGCTTTGACTGAGTGGCACGTCGGGAAGCTGTGTCCAGTCACACAGCAAGAGCCGACGGTCTCGCTCAGTGCGGAGCGCCGTCATGGCTTCGTCGTAGGTGTAGGGTGCGTCGATTACCTCGGAGTCCTCTGGTGGCTGTGGGTACTCGACGCCGTAGTCATCGTAGTAGGCGATGCGGATTGCTTCGGGGTCGTAGATGCGATTAATGATTGGCATTAAATTACTCCAGTCAGCTGAGCGATGTGTATGAACGGTGATTCACTTGCGACGCCCTCGGCGATAACTTGGATTGTCGAATTCGCCGCCGGCACCACACGGGCTTCGACGAGGTCGCCGGTGGCAAAGTAGCGCATCACGGTGAATCCGTGGAGCGTGCTGTTTACTGATGAATTACTAAAAAATGCGACGTTGACGGCGTTGACTCGTAGGATTGCATATGTCGTCGTCACCACTGCGGCGTTGTACTGCAAATTGATTGCATAGTACCCGGCGGTAGGTATGGTGATTTCCGTGCCCGACCACGTGAAGCCTTCGTTGCGGGTTTCGGTCTGCCATGTAATCGTCGTGCCTGCCGTCGTGATTGACAGTGTACCCGACCGAGTAAGCGTCAACGCCGCACCGGGTCGCTCTTGGCGGGCGAGGTCGGCGACGCTTGCCCGCAGGTCTGCACTAGTTTGATATAAGTCCGACATTGACACTCTCCGCTCCGGCTGCGCTCATGCTTAGTGCAACGCTAGCCACCTTTTGCGTAATGTTGCCCGCTGCGTAGGCGTAGACCGTCACTAAGTCTCCCAAGTAGTAATCCCTGCCGTAGCGCAGTGCGGCGTTTTGTAAGACCTCGGTTTGCAGGGTGGTGCGTCGCTCGGCTGCGCTTTGCAGGGTGACGTCGCCAAGCTGTTGGTACTCTGCGGTTTTCTTTTGGTTGCGTGCGTCGACCCATGTCTCACGCAGGTCAAGCCCCGTCGGTAGCGACGCAGGACGCGTGACAATAGCCCGTGCCGATCCTTCGCCTTGCCCCGCTACCACGACGGCAGATATGTCGGTAATACGGTTGGTACGCAGTACTAACTTGGCAATGGTGCCGGTCTCTACGGACAAGATGACGCTTGCGCTGCGGTCGGTACCGAGTTGCCCGGTGTACCACGTAAACGTCCACGTCGCCGGCGCAGTGTAGACGAGGGAAAAATCACCGCCGGCAGTGAGCTGGACTTCTTGGAGCGTGCTGAGTAGATTCTTGCCACTGCATGACAGCGACGTCGCATTGCCCAGTCCGCCCGACGTCGCCACTGCTGCGCCGGTAAGTACTCCGCTGAGCATGCGCCCATTGGCCGTCGTTGCCGATGCGCCAAGGTTGTAGTTATACAACGTTTTCATCACCGTCTCGGCGGCGACTGCGGTGAATTGACTGCGGTTGGCGACGCCACTCTTGTACGCCACGATGCGGTCACTAAGGATAGCATTGGTGCCCACGGCCTGCGCCGTGATGACCGTCGTCTGTCCGTAGCTCGTGACGATGCCCCGAATCGTTCCGGCGAATTCCCGTGTCGAGGCAATGCCGGCGATGATGTCTTGGCGATACACTTCGACGATGGCACCGTAGACAATGTACGGCGCCGTGGTCGACACCGCATTGACGTCGAACTGGGCAATGTCGACGCTGTTGACGGTGCGATTGACGGCGACGGCGAGGAAGTCGGTACATATCGCCTCTAAGATACCGCCCGCCGTATAGACAAAGATTGAGTACTCTGGTGCCATGTTAGTGCCTTAAGATAGCAATTTGCGAGTCGGTGATACTTCGACTAGCGACGCTCGACCAGCCTTGCAAATAGTAGGTGTTGCTTGACCCAGTGGTTACGGTGATCGGGATGATGACGCTACTGCGATACGATATTGCCCCGCTAAGGGCTGCGGTGTGTGTCGGGAAGCTTGCGCCAAGGTTGAGGATAAGCGCCGACCGCGTGCCGGTCAAGTTGCTGTCGTAGGCGATTTGGAAGTTGAACTCATAGAGCCCCGATTGGTAAATCGTAATAGCGCCGGTTGACGTCGATACCGTGATAGTACCGTCGCTTGACGACGTGCCCGTGGCGTAGGATGGGATGCCGTAGTACGTCGAAGCGCTGGGCATTGACACCGTGCCACCGGCGGCGTAGGCGTATTGTGTACTCGGTTGCTGGCGTGATGTGGCGTAGGGATAGTACGGCGTGATAGCGGTGATTGTCCCCGCCGACGTCGTGACGGTGCCAAGGGTCACGAGGTTGGTCGCCGTGACCGACGTCGTGATGGTTGAAAGTTGCCCAGCGGTCACTAAGGCGATGCGTGTCGTTGCGGGAAGTACCGTGCCTGTGCCTGCGCCGTTGGCGGTGATGGTCTGATTTCCTGCTGCGGTGTTGGCGATGATAACGACGGTAAACGTGCCAGAGCCCAGTGTTGACGTTGAGATGGTGACGGTGCCATTGGACTCATAGAAGTACCCGCCGACAATCGCTGAGCCGTCGGCGATGGTGAGCGTCGTGGTGGTGGCGCCCGACATCGCAAGATATGAGCCAGTGAGAAGCATGCCGACGCCAAGCCCTGAGCGCTCAAACGCCGACATCCGCGCCGAGTCGTAGGTGGTGGCGCCGTCAGTCGACGCGACCCCCGTCGCCCATCCCAAAGAACGTTCTGTCGTTGCCATAGTGTCTCCTATATCCCGACGAAGCGGGTGTAGTAAATGATGTCGACCTCTGCGGGCGCTGCCGATGAAGAGGCGGCGATGGAGATGGAGTTGGTGCCGACGACAATCGCCCAGGTCGCCAAGTTTGACGATGCGCCCACGGTGGCGATTTGGTTGTTGCCGAGGTCGTCATAGACGGTCTTTTTGCCGTAGCGCAGGTCGTAGGTGTAGGTGCGTCCGGCGGCGATTGACCCAGCGGTATTAATAACTTGCCCCGTGGTGTTGTTGGTGATGACTAAGCCAGTGATTGGACCCAGCGCCGTGATTACGGGGTAGGCGAGCCACGTGCCGTCATAGCTAAAGTTCACCGTGGCGTTGATGTTTGCGGTACCGTAGGTGCGTGGATATATCACAGGGTATGCCGTCGCCGTCCCTGCGATTCCCGCCGTGCCAGCGATGGTGTGCGGTGTCGCATCGTACCACGTCGGGTCATCGGCACGAAGCTGGATAACCGCACGGAGTCCATAACCTACTTTGGGATCGGTGTCGAAGCTCAGTCCACCCAAGACTTTGACGTCGATGGTACGGACAAAGGTAGACGTCGTCACCGTAATGCGCCCCGTCGTATTTGACGGAGAAAACACGGCGAGTAAGCGACCTCGTGCGGTGTAGTAGTCGTCGATTGACGTCGTGTTGACAAAGAGCGGTATTTGTAAGATGCGAGGGTCAAGGCGGAAGTCAACGTCGGTGTCACCTTGTTGCATCGGCCCACGCTGGGTGATGCGATGTAAGGGCGCTAAGCCGAAGCCTTGGTCGCCGAGGTAGTTATAGATTAATCCTGACGTGGCGTCGTAGCCGTTGAGGTTAAACGTCGTCCCGTTGACGGCGTAGGTAATTTCGTAGGTCATGCCATGCCTCCGGCGAGTAATTGCATCGCCCGTAAGTCTTGACTAATGGATGACTCAGACTGCGCCGTTTGATACGATGCCGACAAGTAGTAATTCTGTGTCGTCTGATTGACGGCGCCGACCGCTGAGCCACTGACTGCGCCAATCGCTCCGGTGACATCGGGGATACCCCGCATGATACCCGCCGCCATGCCTGCGCTCATCTGATATCCGACTTGGTCTGCAAAGGCTTTCGACGGTGACGCAATGCCGAGTAGTTTCATCGCTGCATCAAGCGCAGATTGGGCGGCGCTTCGTGCGGCGTTGGTAATTGCAGTGACGCCGTTTTGTATGCCCTTGGCGATGCCGTTGGCAATGGCCGAGCCGATGCTGAGCGCTTGGTTTGCGAGACTGACCATCATCGTCCCGACGGCGATAAGCACTGCTTGTACCATGCCTTGCACGGCGTTGTTGACCGTGGTTGCAAAGGCGGTCACGGCGTTCTTCACCGTCTCAAATGCGCCC